AGTGTCCCGACAGCTTGTACAGTATGGGCAGCAGACGTTACCGCCGGACGTTCTGGACAGCCTGTCCAGCTCCTATGACGGGGTGCTGGCGCTGTATAATATGATGAAGGGCAAGGAGCCGGTCATTAGCAGCGGCGCCGGACAAGAGAGCGAAAGCGGAGAGCGCAAACTGCAAAAAATGATGCGCGATCCCAAATACTGGAAAGAGCGTGACCCGTCATTCGTGGCTGAGGTGACGGAGCAGTTTAAAAAACTCTATGATCGCTAGAAAAAACAAAAGCCCCGTTTTAAACAGCGGGGCTTTTTTCTTTATCGGATGGCTGGCTGTTTAAGCCTGTGATAAGGCAAACTGCCTTGCGACGTAATCGTCGATCACATGTTGAAATTGTCGGTCCACTTCCTGTGTCAGCGGCGAAAACTGGATTGCCAACTGGCCTGGCCCTTTGCGTAGAACGCGGCCTTTATGTTCGACATTCATGATCCGCTCTGCAATCTTGAATTTGATCACAACATGCAGGATGTCATTCATGGAAAATTCTTTTGTGTCACCGGCAAGAAGAAGGCCCCCCTGGCTCCAGTTCAGGACCGGATAGGCCTTGCCGTTCACAATGGCGACGCATTCATCCATCTCGCGGCGCTCATAAGAGCGGCGGGAGTCGACATCGTCATTACTGGCGGAAATCCGCATGGTTTCAATTATATCGGTCAGCATACTCATTTTCCCTGTTTTCATAACCTTAACGAGTCACTAACGAAATAAAAAGAAAAAAGTTTATTTTATCCTTGACCAAATAGGAAAATAAACCTAATTATCCCTTTTACTGCACAAAGTATGGACTCGTGCGAGGAATATCGCTATGAATAAGGGATGTGGAAAAAATTTAAACCCCTTTGGGAATTTTGCGGTTTTATCTCTTTTTTGTGGGGAGGTATCGGGATGATAACCAATTCAGGGGGCATTTTATTTTTAAACATAACTTATGAATTTATATATTCTGGTTTATTAGCAATCGGGATAGTAACAATAAGTTTTGTTTTTACAGAGTTTTGTTTTTATTTATATAATAATCGTGAAAATCTTTTTAAGCAGCCCGATACAAGTATTCAAGAGGCTTTAGATTATATAGTTAATTACAGTCGCTTAGGTAAAAGTTTACAAAGCAATCAGCATGGCAGAAACGATGCTGTTAAAGCTTTAAAAAGTTCTATTTTAAGCAATAAAATAAATCTTTATGGTACGAATGATCTAAATCCGCTACCAAAAAAAATAAAACCTAAGGAGATAAACAACGATAATCTAGAAATGCTGTACGTAGAAGTCCATAACAATGTTGAGGCAATATCTTATATATCACACGGCGAAGAAAAGAATGAACTTTACAAAAACCTTTTAATTCCTCTAAAGCAATTAGAAAAACAATTTAAGCAAAAATGACCAGTAAAGATGACAAACAGCGGGATGAGGTTTTAGAGAGGATGCTTAACACTCCCCCTAAGCCTAACAAGCCCTTTAAAGAGAAGGAATCGGATAAGAAATAGAACTCGTCTTATCCTGTCTTTTGCGTATTAGCTACGCATACATTAACCTTTTACCTTCTGCGCCTTTCATGGCTAATTCAGCGCGTTCCATATCGCTTAGGTCACGAGTGTTATATCTAAAATCAAACTCGCTCAAATAGCGCTGTAAATGACGCTCTGAACAGTGTTGATAGATACCTTTCATGCCACGCTTAAAAATAGAGAAAAAGTTTTCAGCATTATTTGTTGTCACACCATTGCGCCAGTACTCACCCGCGCTATGTTTTACTGTTTCGTGCGCCGTAAAGCCTTTACCAGTTTCGGTGTATAGGCGGCTTTCATCGGTATGTAATACAGTCTTAAAACAAACATTACTTTTTAGAATATCATAAATGCTTTTAGCGTCTGCTCTATCAACGTGGAATGTACGGCTTTTACCGGAACTGATTAAAGCGACAACGGACAATTTACTTGAATGCGAAGGTTTACCACCGCTTGTTCTTTTCTTAACAACTTTTTTCTTACCAAAGTATGTTTCATCGACTTGAATTGTTTCGCCTTCACCGCCCATCATGTCAGGATTGCTCTCATTCATAGCCTCTCTTATACGGTGTCCCATAAACCAAGCTGATTTATAAGTTACGCCAATCATGCGGTGTAACTGGTGTGCAGACATACCTTTTTTAGACGCACAAATAAGGTGCGTGGCTAATACCCATTTATGTAAAGGGATGTGACTACGCTCATAAACCGTGCCTGTACGAACAGTAAAACGCTTGCGGCAATCACCACAGTGATAGAATCCCTTAACTGGCTCTGGTGTAGGTTTAGCCTTAGTAGGCTTGCTCATCATTTTTGCAGGGTTAATTTTATCAACACCTCCACAGTGAGGGCATGACTTTTCTTTACCCCAACGCATTTGCTCTAAATGCGCTCTAGCTTGGTCTTCGTCGTGGTATATTTTATCTGTAATGTTCATACTATTATAGTATCAAACACCGCCTGTGCAGTCAAGTATATAATTGGGTTACAGAAGCCTTTATCAAACAGTTCGAGCGCGAGGTGCACGAAGCCTACCAACGGCAAGGCTCCAAACTGCGCAACACGGTGCGCACGATCAACGAAGTGAAGGGATCGTCCGCCGTCTTCCAAAAGGTGGGCAAGGGCACGGCATCGACAAAGGCGCAGCACGGCCTGGTCCCGACCATGAACCTGGACCATTCCAACGTCGAATGCATCCTGCAGGATTATTATGCCGGGGACTGGGTCGACCGTCTGGATGAGCTGAAAACCAATATCGACGAACGGCAGGTCATCGCCAATGCGGGCGCGCATGCGCTGGGCCGCAAAACGGACGAGATGATTTTGACCGCATTGGCCGGGGCGTCCACAAACGTGATCGCCGATGGCAATACCGGCCTGACGAAGGACAAGGTCTTGCAGGCGTTCGAAATTTTCGGCGGCAGCGACGTGCCGGACGACGGACAGCGTTTTGCGGTCGTCGGTTGGAAACAGTGGAGCGACCTGCTGAAAATTGAGGAGTTTGTCAGCTCCGATTATATCGGCGAAGCCAACCTGCCATACACCAATATCACACAGGCGAAAATGTGGCTGGGTACCATCTGGATCCCGCATTCCGGCCTGCCGGTGGACGGGAACGATATCCGCTCTTGCTATTTCTATCACAAGACGGCGGTCGGTCATGCGGTCGGCAGCGACGTACAAACGGACATCAGCTGGCATGGCGACCGCGCTGCTCACTTCGTCAATAATATGATGAGTCAGGGCTCCGCGTTGATCGACGAAGAAGGCATCGTCACGATCGGTTGTGACGAAACGCCGGACTAAGAAACGCTGAGATAAGGAGAGAAAACCATGGGGTTGAAACTCGCCGACCTGAGCGTCCTGGCATACGCCAACCACTTTACCCTTTGGTATTACCGTACGGATGACAAATCCGTGAGTACCAAAGGTTATTTCAATCACGCCGCCGACATCATGAATGATGGCGACCTGATTATTGCGAATGTCGATGTGAACGACACGCCCATCACGGCTCTATATGTCGTGAGTGACAGCACCCCGGGCGCCGTGACGGTGCGGGCCTATTCTTTAAGCGAGTAGGCTTGTCTTACGCGCCGCGCGATCAGTAAAAACTTGAGCCTGCCTTAATTTAATATTCCGGCTTTTTTCCTTTCGGCCGGAAAAGGCGTTCGCTCGTTTTTTATCCTCCCTGTTCGCCGCCCGCTGTCTTTTAATGCGTGTTCTTTCACATGACGAACGGGCAGTCCCCCGGATCAGGTTCTTTGTACCCCGGGGGGCTGCTCTTCTTTTTTACCCAAATTTATTTTTAGGAGATTCTTGACCATGGCTTTAAGCGATATTGAATTATGTTCGCGCGCGCTGGTGCGCCTCGGCGCCAGCCCGATCGATGCGTTTGACGGGCAAAGCGCCGAAGCGCGTGTGGCCGAAGCGCTTTACCCTCCTGTGCGCGATGCGATGCTCTCCGCCTATGCGTGGAGTTTTTGTACCGCGCAGGGAAGGCTTGTAAAACTGCCTGATGCGCCGCTGGCTGATTATGCGCATGCCTTTGCGCTGCCGGATAATTATTTGCGCGCTATTTCCGCCGGGGGCGGCAGCAAGGGAAGGGGCGTAAATTACCGCATTATGAATGGCGCACTTCATGCGCATCAGGAAGAGATTGTCCTGACATATTTATTTAAAGCGGCGGAAGAAGATTTTCCGCCTTTTTTCGATGCTGCGCTGATCACGCGCCTGGCGGCGGAGTTTAGTATTCCGGTGACGGAAAGCACGTCACGCACCGAAACACTTATACGCTGGAGGAAAAGGAATTTGCCCGCGCGCGGCAGATAGACGCGCAGCAGGACAGCCCGAACCGGCTGGAGGATTTCAGCCTGATGAATGCGAGGCACTCATGACACGTATAAGACAGGTTGAAACGAAC